ACATAATCTTGCATAAAATTAAGTACATCAGTTTCCATAGAAAAATTATTATAATTCTGCTCAATTTGTTTAATAAATGCAAATAAATTAGCTGCACTATTTGAACCACTGCAAACAATTGGACTGTTTGGAATAAATAACCATGCAAATAAGGTGTTAAATTTCAATAATTCATCAACCGGATTTAATCCAGTAATACCTTTAGCTTCATTCCATAAACTATATTTATATATACATGTCGGACTATACGGATTTATATTTTGATTTAGACTATTAAAGAAATCATTGCCTATTTGTTGCATTAAACAAGAGACATCAGTTGCTGTATTTTTAGCAACACTTGTTTGGTCTGATTTGTCATTTAACATTTGTTGTGTAATAAAAACAATATCGCTTGTGGTACAAGTAGGCATAGCTGGACTAACTGGTTGTGGGAAACATATTAAACTAATAGGACCAGTTGATCCAGTAGAACCAGTTGGACCATAACATCCAGTTTCTCCATGTGGCCAATGAGCATATGGTCCAGTTGTACCAATTGGTCCAGTTGCCCCAGTTGATCCAGTAGGACCAGTTGGAGCATATACATATGTAGTTGTTGACTCTATTTTATATGTTAGACAATCTACAATATTGGTAAATTTATCGAAATAAAATCTTGACCGTGGAAGAATAATGTTTCCCATATTTAATAGCGGCCTATTCTCATTATATTTTAATATTTCTTGTTGAAGAATTGCATACTGTTCGTCAAGATAATCATATTTAACAGGCCATAGATAAGGGCCACTAGGTGGACATACAAATCCCAATAATGGTAAATTAATTGAATAACAACTAGTATATCCATAATTTCTAACATAATCATAGTCTTGGTTATATGGACCAAGAGGTCCTGTGCAACCTGTAACACCAGATACAGCATCACATATAGGAAAATACAAACTATTAATATCCTGTAAATATGTAGTTAGTTCTGAACCAATGTTAAGTTTATAATTATTAATGCTTAGTAATTGTGTATTCATTAAACAATTAAAATTATGTACGACGGATTGATAACAATAATTCCATATTGAAGCTTGCATATTTCTGTAAGTTGGTGGATAACCCACATTAATTTGATATTTATAATCAGAAGAAATATTACATTTTTGGGCGATCCATGTAGTATAATCGGGAATTTCATTATATGAACTCATAAATGATTCAATGATTTTAATTAAATATGGTAGTGCTGTTTGATATTTGGGATAGTCAGGATCAGTTATTGGAATACCACTACCAATAACATTTAATCCTAATATATATATATCATTTACATATTCTGGAACTGTTTTATATGAAATTGTTATATTTGAAATAATATTAAAAAAGCCTATCATACTTATATTGCCATTTGGACCCGCTTGAGATAGACTTGAATTTTTAGATACAATTGCTGTAATTAAAAGAGAACCTGGATTAGGTAAAATTAGAGAACTATCGGCAGTATATTTTAAAGGGGGTGAATTTTTTAAAATTTTATTACGTGTAGTATTCTTGACCATATTCATTAAAATATTAATATCATTAATGAGTGATGATGATAACATAAATGTTTGTCCATATAAATTTGTCAAATAATCATTAAGTGCATTAGGTATATCTTCATTTGTGGCATCCCATAATAAATTTAGATAATATACATTATCCAAAAAAGGTTTATACATAGGAAATTCGTCAAATTCAATAAAAGTTGGATTATTTGGATAAGTATTGAAATTTAAAGATTGCCACAATGTCACTAGATCATTAAAATAAGGTGTGAATTTGTAATCTCTAAAATAATTGCGATTTGTTATATTAAAACTGTTAATATATTCATTCTTAAGATTAGTAAACGGATGTATAACAGATCCAGGTTGTTCTGGTAGTGGAGTTGGGTCATTCACAAATGTTGGGAAAATATTCACACCACATATACCAATACTTGGATCATCCACGGGTAATGAGAAATTGCTATCGAATGTTGTGTTAATATCATAAATTTGTTGAGTATTATTGATAACAGGAAAACTTCTGAAAAATCCGAATGAAGTTACCGTAAATTGTGAATAAATATTTATTAATAATTCAACATTTAACTGTAATCCATATTGTATACTATTTAATAGTAATTCTTTATAATTTAAAATATCATTATAGCTTAAAATATTTATTGGATTATTCTTTAGAATATAATCAAAAATTTTATAAGCGTCAAGATTTGTATAAGGAATGCTACCATAAGCTTCTGCGATTGCAGGTCTAAAGACAGCGCTGGATGTTTCTTCTGTTCCATTAAATTTGTAATTTGCTGTATCAACTGTATATAAAAATTGAAGATTTTGATCATTATATGTATTTGGATTATCATCTTCACTTGTTGCATAATTAATAAATGTTGTAAGCATCGAATTTTGAATATCAGTCGAATTAGAAAGTGGTAATTGTTCGTCAGTGTTATTTAAAAGATCATTAAGATGTGCATTTATAATTTTATATTGTAAATTGTATTTGTCGTACTGAAAATTATTATATATAATTTGTTCTAAATAGGCTCTGGATGCATCCGAAATACCATCTGGATTAAGGAATGGATTATCACTATATTGTGGATTATTAGCTTTCCAGATCGAAGGGACAAATTCACCAGAATCTTCAAATAAAGGAAGGATTTGCGAAATAATATCTAATTCATGATTTAATTCTATCAATTTTTCATCAATTAATATTTTTACTTCAATCATATCAATTTTAGTAAAGGGTGATTTTGGATCTTTATTAGTAGTCCATGTAATATCATATAATAGTAATAATGCTTGTACTTCACCAACTGTCAATTGTCTATAAACCAAGTCAATTTGTGGTAAATTAATAACTAAAAATAAACGATGCAATAAATCCCCATATTTTTCTATTCGACAATACCCTTCTTCGTCAAAATTTAGTTTATTTGTAAAGCTTAAATCTAATTCCGATCTTGAATAATTTGTATGTCTTCTATACACCGTTTTAAAAAAAGTAATATTAGCATTTTCAGTTAAATATATATCTTCATGACCTCTGACAGATACCTGGAATACTCCGCCCGCCATAATATATAATTACAAGTATAAAAATATTTGTAACTAATAAACGAAAAATGTTTTACTATAACCACAATCTTTCATATAAAATAAATAAGAATATTATCCATATGTCCACATTAATCCACTAAAACCATTAACAAATCTCAATATATTTATATTTCTGGTGTAGATTCTGACAATTAAAGGGTCATTAATCACCCCATTTGTAAATAATCCAAGATCAAATTCTAAAGTCATAACAATTCTTGATATTGCACTCAAGTTTGCATAGCCAGATGGTTGTAATTCTTCAGGAAATATTGAAAAAGAATACATATTAATACCATCAGATGGTGTTGTCCAGTGATTTTCATATGGTTGTACAAAATTAAAATAATTCCCATCCAATCTGAAGACACGATTATAGCTATTAAAATCAATAGTAGAAAATGTTATTGGATTGCCTTCATTTATATCAGTTAAACTATAATTATTCCAACGACATTGATTTGTACCATTTACATTCATCGTATAACTAGTTTTTTGTGAAACCCATATAATTTCTTTTGATGGATGAACAAAATTATTGATAAGAATATGTAACGTTTGTTGCGTAACATTTGTTAATTCTAATACCTGTAATTCTTCAATTAAATATTCATGACTTGATTGAGCGAATCGTCGTCTTTCGTGATTATCCAAATAAATATAATCAATTAATAGATTAGCATTAATATTAATTCCCATATCTTCAGGTACTTCTTGTAGAGTAATACCGCCAGGAACTGTTGAATATTTAATATTAGTTCCAGATTCTATATAGGATATTTCTTGAAACGTTCTAAATTTAATATGTAGTGTAACATCATGATATTGTAAACTAACCATAGGAATAGATAATCCACTAAATTTACAAAACCAAAATTGTAAAGGAATCTTTAATAAATACATTGGTTTTGGTGTTCTGTTAAAATTAGTAAGAGTAGGGACATTGCCAATCATTTCAAAATAAATTGGTTCCATATCACGTTTTCCACTTAATTCATACCAAATATTTAACCAATCTCCGTAATGTTTATCTACTTTTTGACCACCAATTTTAATCTCAACACTTTCAATGATAGCGTGACCAAGTCTTTCAACCCATGCAAATTTAATATTAGGATTTATTGCCTCTGCTAAAGCAGCAATAGCCTCTTGCAAGTTATTATAATAATATTGTTGTGTTTTGATTGATTTTTCAATACCAATGGTTAAGGCATTAAATAAATCATTTTTATTATCAGACATTGAAAATTGTCCAGTAATAACATTCATAGCTATTTCTGCATAAGTAAAAGGAGCATTTTGATCTAAAGTAATTAAAGCTCTCATTGCATCTATAGCCATTTGAACACTTGGATCAGCTAGATCAAAAACTGAATTGATTGCGTCAATCATATCAGTAACGGCTGATACTGAATTATTTTCGGCAGCGTACGGTACATAAGCTGCTGCAAATGCTACCCGATTTATACGCATAAAATTAAACACTATTTGATAATTTTCTCTTGCGACTATAACTGCTTCTTCCAAATCTGGAATTGGTTCCTGTGGAATGGTTTGTCTTAATAAATTAATTGCAGGCAATTGTACCTCCACATATGTTTTATGTATTAAATCTCCTACTTTTGGGATTTTGACAACACTATAATTTCCAAAACTAACTGGATCATCAAATGGAACGGCAATAGATTCCATTGAAAAATTAGTATGTCTTCTATATACTATTTTAAAAAAAGTTATTTCAGGAACGCCTGTTAAAAACAAATCCTGGCTTCCATATGTTGCGATCTGTATAAGGCCGCCTGCCATTATATTATTAACATACTTTTTAAATTTTATATTATTGACGAAATAATATAACATAATGATATTAAAATTAGTTTATTTTCTAGTAAATACAATGTAAAGAATAATAATGACAATTATTAATGTAATAATATTAAATACTAAGGGAAGTATATTTTTATTGCTAAATTGTTCATTTGTTATTTGTTGTACCGGAATAGTATCATCAGTATCAACTGTTACAACATCGGATGAAATAACATTAGTTGATGGATATCCGTAATACCAATAATACGGCCAATAATACCAATAATCATTCCAAAATGGATATCCCCATCCATCTCCGCCGTATCCACCACCTCCATAATAAGAACCATAGTTTCCACCATAACGTCCATAACCAGGATATCCTGAATATCCTGGATACCTGCCACCTCTACCTACGCCACCTCTACCTACACCACCAGGACGTCCTCCATGACGTCCACCTGTAACAACATTACCTTGTCTACCTGAACCAGCGCCAATTGGCTTACCGCTAAATCCACCGTGACCCCCAAATCGCGTGCCACTACTGATTCCGCTACTACGACTTCCACCACTACGACTTCCGCTACTACGACTTCCACCACTACCGCCACCAAATCCACCGTGACCACCTCCACCAAATCCACCACCACCACCATGACCACCGCCGCCACCACCACCGCCGCCGCCACCACCACGACCACCAAATTGTTCAAAACATTCGATTATATCATTATTGTTTTCTGAATATTCCATTATATATATTTTCTATATAATAAAATTTTATAATAAATAATATAATTTATGCTTTGGAACCTGACCACCAACTTTTAATAAGATTGTCTTGCGCGGCAACATTCCATTTGTTTGCACTCATACATAGATTAACTGCGCCATCGCCCATACTAAAATCAAGTTTAAAGCTAAAGATAACTGCTAAAATCCATAAAAGACCAAATGAGACTGCAACTAATCCTTGATAAGAATGACCTTTGTAAACATTAACACTGCCAAATATAATTAGTAATACAGCACATATCCAAAGAATAATATTACCTACTTTAATAACTTGTTCTGGAAGATGGTACCATGATTCACCACTGCTACCAACCATATAAATAAATCCAAACACTAACCATAATGCAAAGACAAATAATATTAAACCAAAAACAACTCCTGCAATATTCTGTATATTCAATGTGTTTTCATTAATCTGTTCAAAAAAGTTTTTTACTTTTTCCATTATTTTATATATTATTTAACCAAGAAAATTATTAAAATTATAATTAAAAATAAAATTAAAAACCAATTATCATTATTAAAATGTTCTATTATGGTACGACCTTCGTCGCGCAACGACGAGAAATTCGAATTAATTTCTACCGTTGTTCCATCTCTTAATTTTATACTGTCTGGGTGCAATAATTTATATTCTTCTGGATCGTATTTTTCATTATAACAGGATGTCATTTTGGATTCAAAGTATGGATCTCTGTCATATATATATGGGTAATAATATTGACTATAAACCATTGCACGACAATGTTTATCTGGAACCCAGTTTTTCATTTGTCTATATATTTGTAACTTAAAAAAATTGAAACTTTACATAAATAAATATAAAATAATTACAATATTAATCACAATGTCTGAATATCTCAGGAAACAAAGAGGTTTAACGCAACCAATTTATCTTATCGAAACAATTATTGATGAACAAGACCAATATGAAAAAAAATATATTGTTATGGGATCTTCCGGTAATGTTTATACGGTTGCCATTAGTCAAATACCAACATGTACCTGTCCTGATTATGCAACGAGACAAAAGAGATGTAAACATATTTATTTCGTTTTAGGAAGAATTATGCAAGTTAATGATGATAATCAAGACAATGATGAATATACTGACATAGAATTATTGAAAATGTTTTCTCAAATACCTCAAATTACTAATAATTTAATCATTGATAATAATGCTAAAAATAAATATAATAAACTAAAAATTACTAATCCAGACCAAAATAAAAAATCTACAGACGATTTGTGTCCAATATGTCTTGACGATTTAGAAAATGGTGATGTATTAGATTGTTGTAGATCTTGCGGAAAACATGTACATGCATGCTGTTTTTCAATGTGGACAAAATCAAAAGGAGCAAGATGTGTGTTTTGTCAAGCATCGTGGACAACTACGACTGATAAGTACATTAATTTATTTAAGTAAATTAATATTGAGTGGTAATGAAACATTAATTTATTTAAGTAAATTAATATTGAGTGGTAATGAAACATTAATTTATTTAAGTAAATTAATATTGAGTGGTAATGAAACATTAATTTATTTAAGTAAATAAAAAAAGTTATTGTATTAATTTATTGGTTGGTTACCTTGCGCCAGCCTTCTGCTTTTTCTTTCTTGTTGTTATTAGCGCGATCTTGACGTTGTTGAGTTTTGTATTCGCGTTGCGCCTTAGCACCTTCAGAAAATCCTGTTTTAAGTGTATCAACAAAAGGTTCTACAAAAAAGGTAACTTCACGGGAATCAAATGATCCATCATCGTTCGGCTTTTTGTTTTTAACAGTAATTGTTTTTTCTTTTTGTTCAGGGAATCGTTTAAGACTGCTGGTAACCGCATCAATTAATTCCGCAGTAAATTCACTTTGCATAGTCGCGCGTTCAAGTCTGAAAACTCTATTACGCACTTGCTTAAGTAGAATTTCTGTAAAAGGAATCAATGTAACTTGATTTAAGGGTTCATAGGTTCCGCGAATTTCGCGCGACTTAAACCATAGATCATCAACCAGATGATAACTAGCTGACATACTATCTTCAACATTATAATTGTCAAAAATATTGCTTAGATCTGTGAGAAACAGTTGAAGAGTATTGCCACCACTTTTCATGACAACTTTACCGAATTCGGTGTTTGGGTTAATTTCTTGTAAAAGTGCAAAGCCGGCATTGACAAGATCGACAAGGGGTGCAGTATTAGTTGGAAGATCCCCGTTGTATTTGTAGGTCTGAATGGACATTGTTGATAATAACTGATATTTAAAATCATACGTTTTAGACGCTTTAAATTTCAATTTTTTTCTATGCTTATAATATGGTTAAAATATTATACGAAGGGAAAGAATACGGTATTATGGATATAAAATACAAAGATCATACATTACCAGTATTATTGGATTGGAATGATTACCAGTATGTAAAAAAATTGGATTTTAAATGGCATTGTAATAATAATGGATTCATATGTCATTCCTATAATTCTGAAAATTATAATTTACATGATTTAATTATGCAATTTAAAAATAAAGAGTCTGGTATAAAGAATCAGAAAAAAACTATTTTACATAATAATAAAATTGGTTTAGATAACAGAAGAGTTAATTTGATGTATGATACAGTATATAAAGATATTAATAAAAATATGAATAAAAAAAAAAGAACAGTTGTTTTACCAGACGATACAGGAATCGATCCTGATACGATTCCAACCTATATATGGTATATGAAGCCGGATTCATCTCATGGAGAACGATTTCATGTTAAAATAGGCGATGTGTCATGGAAATCATCAAGTTCAGAAGAATTGAGTTTAAAATATAAATTGGAAGAAGCAAAATTATTTATGAGAACATTATTTCAACACCGGAAGGATTTATTAGAAGATTATTCTATGAATAATGATTATACATTGGAAGGAAAAGAATTATCACATACGTTTTATGATATTATTCATACAGCTGGCTATAAAAATATAAAAAGAAATGTACCAGAAAATAATACATTACAATTATTACAACCAAATTATCATGGTATAAATGAGGAGGAACGGGAATTATTAAAAGAGAGACAGAAAGAATTTAAGGAGTTTGTTTAATAATAGTAGGTAAAGTTAATGGTTTAGTTTTAATTTCTTTAATAATACCATTACTTACACGATCCATTACTTTCTTATCAATTGTTGGTCTCTTAAAGATCAAAATAATAATGTAAAAAAGATTAATGAGAATATAGGCTACTAAAATTAAAAATACTATAGTATTATTTTCCTGTCCAATGTATCCATTATTAATTAAAGATGATGTAATGATTGACCAAAAACACAATCTTGCTAATGATATTAAGAATAACCTGGTTTTGTCGGTTGATAAACAAAATTTATATATTATTTTATATGATGGTAAAAATAAATCGATCAATGTTGGATTAAAATCAACACAATTATATGCATCCATAATATATAATTAGATATTTAATATGATAATCCAACTAATCCACTAATAACCCGTAAAATATTATATGAATAAGCAAAAACATGAAGATTACTATCTAAACCAATAACATCAATTGGAGGAAGTGTATTATTAAGATTATATGGATCACCAAACCACATGATTAATATACTGTTTTCTATTTTGGATAAATTAGATGTACCAGTTGGCTGATGTTTTTCTGGTTCGATTGCAAATGAATATAAATTTATTCCATCACGTGGAGTATTACTATGATGCATATACGGCTGTAATACTCCAAAAAACTTTCCATCACGTTTTTCTATCCTATTTTGTCCATTATATTCTAACATTGCTGAAATTAATGGATTTCCTTTACCAGTAATATATAGCGCGTAATTATTAAATTGATAAACACAAATTGGAGAGCTTGGATTAATTCTAGTATCGATCATCTCTGTATATGGAATACTTGCATCCCTATCAGATATAGGGTTAATAATAGTTATAAGAAAAGCATTAAATTCACTTATCGTAATATTTGCAACGATTTGATATGTAATACTATAATTTCCGATAGTTAATGAAGTAACATTAATCCATAAAGTCAACAGGCTTTGGTTTGTTATTTTAAGGTTACCATTACTTGATAATACGTCGACAACACCAGGCGGAAATTCTTCCCATGTTCCTGGTGTAGGTGATGGCATACCTGGACTTAATAATACCATGCTTTCTGTTAATATTTGTTTAGAACAATTTATTAATGCAATAGTCCAATCCTCAATACTTGAATAACATATAAATTCTCTACCTGTTTTATAATTACCATTTTTCATTGCCCATATTAATTCTTTTGTCGGATTATTGAAGTTTAATACTAATCTAAATGGACTAACGTTCAAAGACAAATCATTTTCTGATTGTACTTGTTCAATAAGATATTCATGACTTTTATCAGCAAATCTCCGCCTTTCTTCCATATCCAAATAAATATAATCTGTTATCAAACCAACTTCCAATAATTTAACCTGATCAAAAGCTGTAAATTGTGGACATCTAACTATTAATTCTGTATTTGGTTGAAATTCAACTCTTATATAAATATCATGATATTGAATAGCAATTAATGGTAATGCCAACCCATAATTTCTATTAAACCAAAATTGTAATGGAATATATAACGTATACGACGGTTTGGATTGATCATTATATGTTATTAAATCAGGTACTTCTCCAATCATTTGATTATATCCATAATCATGTTTACCATATCTAGCTAATTCATACCATACATCCAACCATGTTCCATATTGTTTGTCTATTAAAACACCTCCTATTTCTATTTCAACTTTCCTAATTATTGCATGACCAAGTCTTTGCACCCATGCAAATGGTACACCTGGTACAGTTGTGATGGCATTAAGAACGACTTTTAAATACATTTTTGTCGCTAAATCACCCAATCTAAATAATTTTACTTGATTTGTTTTCCCAAAATCAGGATTATCATTAAATGTTTTCTCAAATGCCTGAATCGAAAAATTTGTATGTCTGCGATATACAATTTTAAAAAATGTTATCTGTGGATCATTCGTTAAATATACATCTTGAAAACCATATGCCACTATTTGTAGCAGTCCTCCTGCCATTTCTATTATAAGAATGTATAATAAATTAAAGTATTTAGACTAATATTTTAACTTTTTATTAATACAGTTTTGATAATAATAGATATTTTTGCTTATATTTGATGTATTTATGATAATAAAAACTTCCGCCGTTTTGTGATTGTTTTTCCGGCAATTCGCATTTTTCAATATTAATAGTATCTGGTACAAATTTATTATACATAGTATGTTGAAATTTTTTGCATCTATCCATAGAAATTTCACCACATGATGGATTTTTACCAGGATAAATTTGACATGTTTTATTATCGCAAGTATCTGGATTGATGTATTCTTTAATTAATCCGGTTTTTTCATCATTAACTACAAAGTTGAATTTTTCTCTCCACGTTTCTGTATTTTTAAGTTCTTTCAAATCAGTTATATTATGATTTTTTTCAATATGTTGTCTAATGAAGTGATTATGTGATACAATTACAATTTTATAATTACCATCACCAGGTTTATTTTTCTCATCAATTTTACTTATGATTTCTGGTAAAACAAACTTAATAAATTTATCATAATCTTCATTAGCATAATCACTAAATTTTTGGTTATTAATAATAGAAAAATCAACATTAAAGTTAAATATTGGTTTAAGTTCATCCCAGTGCTTTATTAATTCATCAATACCCAAAGACTGATTTTCACGATCTAAACTTAATGCCCTGGCTATTCCTTGTCTGACTTCAGAAATGTATGGAACTACAACCAGATTTTGTGCTTTATCTGGGTTATTGAAAGCAAATAAAGCAGTTTCCATAGCTCTACGTAAATGCGAACAACAAATGATATCGTATCTGTCTTTTAATTCAGATGATAATACTTTTTCATTTAATATTGCTGCTTGTCTAACACCTATATCAGATAATGCAGCGTCTTGTGTTATTAATGGTCTTAATATATTAGTTACCATTGAAGTATGTTGTAATATATTTGCACATGAAAATCCATGTCTTACCCAATCAATAGTTACTGTTATATCGGACATTATTATATAATAAAGATAATATTTTGTAATCTAATATTATGGTATCAACATATAATGAACACGAGTTCAATAAATTAATACTACAATGTGATTATGAGGATGAATCAAAATATATTTCTCCAAATGATATGATTGTAAATAATAAGAAAAATTATGCGTATGTCACTTTAGTCATGTTGGGAGACTTGTATATTTCGGCTGCTATTGTTTTAGCAGAATCATTAAAAAAATTAAAAACACAAGCGGATTTGGTTGTTTTAGTTACACCAGATGTTACCAATAAAGGAAAGGATATATTAAAAATGTTTTTTGATCATGTGATTGAAATATCTTATATACCAATAAGAAATTGGAGGGCAAAACAACAAAGGTTTAAAAAATATTTGGATTATGTCTTTACAAAATTTCATGTTTTCAATTTAACTCAATATAAAAAAATATTATTAATAGATGCAGATGCTATTGTTTTAAAATATCCAGATCACTTATTTACATTGAATGCTCCTGCAGGTTGTTATTTAAAAGATAAAGATCTATTTATTACATATGACGAACGGGGAAATTACATTTTACCAACTGATAGTAAAATAAAATGGTATAATGAAATGTGTGACTGTTGTGGTCATGGCAAATTGATTGATAAAAAATTGACTGATGTTGTGACAACTACTAGTTGTAATCCAGGAATCGGTGGGGGTCTAATGTTGTTAGAACCAAAAGAAGGTGAATTGGATGCAATTATAAAGGATATTACTAAAGGTAAATCATGGGAATTAGTAAGTAAAGTATTTCCCTGGCCTGAACAACAATATTTAACATATAGATATTCAGGAAAATGGACAGGAATGAACCCAAGATTCTTCGGTTTACAAGGTTATCCGCATTGGAAAGTTTTATATGGATTACAATATGGAGGAGATAAACCATTTATGTTGAGTAGTAAATTACCACTAGAAGCCAGGTTACAATATCCGGATTATATTTTATGGCACAGTATTTTTAGAGAAATCCTAGACAAAAATCCAAAATTAAAACAGGAAAAATCACTTGAAGAATCAATTAAAATGAATTCATATTATCAACAAAAACAAATCATTAAATTAGATATGTTCCCGGAAACTAATTACCATCAACAATACATTAGATTCAAAAAAAATTATATTCAATTAAAGCACAAATTGTCTAGTTCTTAACATCAAATACCAAATCAGCAAATTTTATTTGATTATTATTAGGAATTTTTAAATAATAGTTATAAGCATAATTTTCGAAAATGGTATTTAATTTAAACATTATTTTACTTTCCAATTTTTTTAATAATTCTTTAATTTTATTATTGTCGTGAAAATTTTTCATAATATCATCAAAAAATTCTTGATTAATATCAAGTGTGATAGCTTTTTTCATAATTTTATCATAAATTTTCTGAAATTCGTTATTATTATAAATAGGATATTCCAGAAACTGAATTAAATAAAATATATTCATCAAAATTTGTTTATAATGTCCATATTTATCATCCAATAAATATTTAATTTTATTAAATTCCTTTTTACCCTTAAAATATTTTTTAAAATAAGCTAAAATGAAGTAATATTCCCTTTTAATAAACATTAAATAAACTTTTTTATCAAACAGTTCATTTTTATTTTCCTCTTGTTTTTTAGAATTTTCTAGTACTAGTGCAATATCAACTGGTATAATATCGTCATCATATTCAATAATAAAGTGAATAATATTATGCTCATTATTTCTAATACTCATATTCAACTCAAGCTCTTGATTATTGATTTCTTTTTCTCCTTTTTTAATTTCATTAATATTCCATTTAATTTTTGACTTTTGATATAATAAATCTTCTATCAAAATAATATATTCAACTACTGGTTTTTCGTTTAATAATTCATTACAATAATTCCTTTCTTTTTCAGTGATTTTATGATTAAATAATAACTCGTTAATGAAATTTATACTTTTAATGTAATCATAATTTGTGATCTTATTTTCATTAATAATATTCCACGGCACTTGATAACTTTTATCAAAACCAGATGTTAAAGTAAATAGTTTGACATTTTTAGGTAATTTTTTAGTAATTTCATTTAATTTATCGCGAAAATCAATATTCTCATTTACATAATTAGTAATATCAATATCGGTAATATATTTTGTCCTACCATAAGAACCAATAATTCTATACTTGTTAGATAAAGTTAATAACGGTATAATTGATTTTATATATTTATCTAGTTTATCTGAAAATTTTAACATTTATATTATTATATATAATTAATAACATAAAATATGGATAATTATGATTTTTTAAAAAAATATATTAGTAAACATATTAATCTAAACAAGAAAGAATTTGATAAAAAAATAGAATCAGAGAAGATTGATAATGATCTTAAAATCACATTACTATTATGTTTTCATCATTCCTATGTATTCTATTCATTTGTGATTAAATATTTACCAGATAATACCAAAAATTACTCATATATTTATTTTAGATTTTTTTACTTTTTTTATATTCTTATCAAGTATGTTTATAATCAATATGAGACAAAAGATATTAAGCAAATATTTACAAATTATATTAGATATACAAGAAAATACAAATATCATACAGACATTAAACTATACGATGAAATAGTAAATAACTTTATCGAAAATTATGATTATTTATATGATACATTTTTTGTCAAAGATAATATTTACTTCAATGTCTATTTTAATAATTTGATCAAATATTTTATGCCTTTGCCATACGAATATCTTGCATACATTCCAATTATTACTTATAGAAACAATGTGACAACATTTTATAAAAAAAATGATATTGATTACTTAGAAAAACCAATGGAATATGATTCAATCACGCCAAAACATATGGTTGGAGTGAAAAATATAGATAGCGTAAACAATGAAATAGATATTCATATTCCAATAGAATATTTTAATCTAAAAAATCATCTTGACGATTATATTTACCTCATTGCTATAAAACGTGATAATGAATACCTTTTATATATTACTGAAAAAATAAATTTAAATGATAATCAAATTACTCTAAATAAGATTGCATATGAAAGAACTTTTAAAACATTAAATAGGACACATCTAAAAAACAGTATTCCTTTTCAAATGTTATTTCAAAAATGGACAAATAGTACCAAAACATTAAGTGTATCAATTGATAAAGTAATATATATATCAGTTACAAGAAAAATTAAAGATAATGAGCTTTTTAATGTTTTTTCTACAATGGATTTCAATAAATCAAAATACAAATATTTGTTCCATAACACACCATATGACGTGGAAAAATCGATCATTCAACATATTAATGAAAATATATCTTTCTTTTATTTAACTCCATTCGGCTCACAATCATATCAAGAAACATTATACAAAGACAGAAAATGTTTAATTTTTCAAGTTAAGAAAGATATTAATAATCTTTTGGATTTAACTGAATCTATTATAACAAACAATCCATTTACAAGTGCTTCTAAAATAAAAACAGAACATCATGAAAAAAAATTATGGACATACTACGATCATGCAAAAATTATGGATTACTATGATAATGAAGTATTGGATGAAACTTTTGATTATAATAATAAATGTATTACAATTAAGGATCCGCATAAAATGATTAAAGAAAGGCCCTATTGTGATGTTGGTACTAAAAAACATTATGTTGGAAGAAGAAAACTATATGAAATTATGCTCAAAACCCGAAAATATGCATCTCCGTTTATTTATGTAACTTCTTATTTGGAGCCAACATATCAAGAAAATGGTTATAATTACAAAGATTATATTAACGATGCTCTATATTTACACCCATTTATTATTAAGGCAAATACAGATGCTTATTTATATGATGCAATTATGCTACAAATTTTAGGATATCGTGGATTTTATTTTACTGATTTTGATCGTGCTATTGAATACGGTGGTGAAATTATGCTAGTAGAACCTAAAAACTATCTCAAGTTAGATAAATATTCTAATAAATTATGTCATGTTAAAACTGATTTTATTCAAAATAAATTACAATCAGGTGGTACAAACAAATATGCATATGTGGCATTATTAATGGGTAATTCACCATATATTTTTGGTGCATTGGTTTTAGGAATTTCATTGAAAAAAACTAATACAAATAATGATATTGTAATCATGGTTACATCAGATGTTCCAGAAATTCAAAAAGAAAAATTAAAACAAATTTATGATTTTGTTATTGATATTGAATTTATTACTGTTAATAAAACATTGATTAAAGATTATGAAACAAATAGATTCAAAGATATTTTTACTAAATTACAATGTTTAACCTTAACACAATATGAAAAAATTATTATGTTGGATATTGATATGCTGGTTATAAAAAATATGGATCATTTATTTGAGTTAGATGTTCCCGCTGCATGCCTGAGAAGAGAAGATTATCCACATAATAAAAAAATATCAAAAGAATTAATTATCAAAAATAATAAACTAATTGGAGGAATTAATGCCGGTTTGATGCTCTTAGAACCAAATAAAGATGAATATGATAGAATAATAAATGATTTAATTAATCTAAAAGATACTGAGTTTATTAATCCAGAACAAGATTATTTAAGTAAACGATATGTATCAAAATGGACTAATATATCTTTTTTATATAATTTCCAATTCGGTTTAAGTAAAAGAGCTAATAAATATAATCCAGATGAGGTTTTTAATATTCATTATAGTTCGAGATTAAAACCATGGCGAATCTTATCTAAACCAGAAGAAACATGGAGTTGGATAAATGAAAATCCACAACAAGTACCTTATTATAAATTATGGTTACAATATTATGAAGAAATAAAGAAAACATATAACTTAGATTTGATGCACATCGTGGATTCCTGATTCAGAAAATCCATTTTGTGTCATTCGAATGAATTTTGCCTTTTGCCACAATTCATTGATATTATGTGCACCAGAATAACTAAATCCGCTTTTAAGACCGTTACTCATTTGTATTAAAGTGTCAGCTACTGATCCGGTATATGGTATCATAGATTCTACTCCTTCCACATGTGATGTAATGGAATCAGGCTCTTTGAATCCTTGTCTCAAAGAATTGGTAAGGTTTGCTGAAAAAGAAGCCATGCCTGCAAAATATTTCATTCTCTTCCCATCTTTTATAACAATTTTAGATGGTGATTCATCTGATCCAGCCACCATTCTCCCAACCATGATACAACTAGCTCCAGCTGCTAACGCTTTACACATATTACCATAATTACGATTACCACCATCAGAAATTAATGGAACATTATATTCTTTGCAAATAGGAGAAGCGTCTAGTAGTGCAGATAATTGCGGAACACCGTGTCCTGTTTGAAGCCTTGTACTACAAATACTCCCCGATCCAATACCTAATTTTATTCCATCAGCACCAGCCTTAATTAAATTTTCTGCTCCTTCCGCAGTGGCAATGTTTCCAGCAATCACGTCCATGTGTGGAAATACTTCTTTAAGTCGTTGGAGCATTTCAATACACATAATTGAATCACCATGTGCGATATCTATCACAAGTACGTCTACGCCGGCATCAATTAATTTTTTAGCTCTTTCTATGTCATTTTCTTTAACACCAACTGCGGCTCCGCATCTTAATCGTCCCTTATCATCTAAGTTGGCTATAGGTCTTTGTTGAATTCTTTCAATATCTTTCAAACAAACTAAACTTCTAACTTTATAATCTTGATTGATGATGGGTAATTTTTGAATCCGATTGTCATACATTATCTTTTTAGCTTCATCCATAGAAATAGTATCATTTGATTTGTAAACAGTCATTTTATCAAGTGGTGTCATACAATCTTTAACTAAATTATGATTTTCCATAAATTTCATATCTCGACTAGTTATAATTCCTTCTAATTTATTGAATTGATCTACAATT